TTTAACTTCTACACAATTCTCCCTATACCATGCTCTCTCTGCATCCGCCATGACGAAGTTACCCTTTCCGTCGCGCGCAGTAAAAGGGTTCTTCTCAGGGTTGCAAATCCAAATGCATGGTTTACCCCACTTAGCTACAGCTTTACGCCACTTATCCGTGTGCGTAAATTCCTCCTGCGCACCCCAAATAGCCTTGCGCATGCCATGAAAGAAATCAAAATCAAAGTCATCTAATATAAGATAGTCGGCGGTATCGTCGAAGCTATCGGATCTCCACAGTCCGCACATGTAACTATGACGTCCGAGTGACTTCGCCCACACGGTCTTACCAAGTCGGGAGGGCCCATCCAAGAGGAGGGTCTTCGGGCGGCGCGGTTTCGGCTAAAACATAAGGAAACTAATCAATTTCAATACTCACATAAACGAAGGGAGGTTCGTGTGAACGAGCCGGAATAAAAAAAAACTCACATCGGTAAAGACTTCCTGGACCCACTGGTCCAACGCGGGAGTAGTGATGAAACTTTCTGCAGGATAGATTTCTGCTTGGGCAATGGGCGCTTTGAAGTGCGTGGACCCGTACTTGACGATTGCGTCGTTGCGGAGGACCCAGTCTTTAGGCTGGTTGACACGGACGAGGTTGAGGAACTCTTCCTCCGTTTTGGCAAGATCGAGTATTCCTCCCCAATTGAGGCGTCCTGACGCGTCAGTGTAGGGGGGGACGACTCCACGCGTGTCGGGCTCGATGATATAGTCACACGGCTTGCTCCGGTGGCTCTTGACAGTGTGTTGGTCCTCTTCAGCGCGCTCCGCCCCCTTCCTAATGTAGTGACGCCTGTTGACAAGGTCGATGGTGGCATTCTTGATAGGGAGGATGTTGGGATGGTATCCGGCACAGTCGAAGACGTCGAGTGGTCGTTGCAATCGGTCCTCGAAGCAGACGACGACGTGGTAGTGGATGCCATTTTGTTGATGATTTTCTTGGACGACCTCTAACCAGCAAGGTGCTATAGCGGCGATGAAGTCGGCGAGTTCGTCGATATCGAGGTTGTTGGCTTGAGAGTATGTCAAGAAAAAGCGTTGTCCATTTGTACGGGCCGGGCGAACCATGATGCGTATTTGACCTGTTAAGATTCTACAGGTCAAATCCCGCTCCACTCGCTCCCCTATTTATATAAAAAGAATTGTGACTGCGGACCGGAGTCGGTTAAACAAACCGGAACTCCGAACTCCGAAGCCGAGTTTAGCCGAGATCCGAGGGTTACACAAAACTCGCCACAGTCGCCACCCAGAATTAAACTCCCCCTTCATGCCATGGCGTACCGCACGCGCCACCGCCGCCGCCACACGCGCCGCGCCTTCTCAAAGAAGGAGGCAAAGGCAATCGTCCGCATTGCCCAGAAGCCTGTGGAGACCAAGGATTACCCGGTTTACAACTCCATCTCTGACTGGTTGGCCGCGGCGGGTTACGCCAGCGGCGACCAGGCGCGCATCCTCACGAACATTTACTCCGACATTCCGCGCGCAGACAACCTCGTTACGCGCGAGGAACATGAATTCGCGGGCACGTCGATTCAATCCCGGGGGCTAAGATGGACATATAATGGCTGGATCTATGCCCCCACGCCTGGCAACCTCCTGGATGTCCAATTCCGTTTTACCGTGTTTTCCATGGCCACGTTCAACTTTGGTGTTACGGGGCCGAATGGTTTCAACCCAATATTCGACCAGGAGCAAGACACAACGTCCACCTGGGCGACATTGAATCCGCAGCTGGTGAAAATCCACTTTCAACGGAAGTGGCGTTTGAACAATGATGGGAATGTGAACGCAATGGTCACCAAGAAGTTCTATATTCCTTTAAGACGGAAAATCCAGGCGACTACTGATAGTAGTCTGAGCACAAATAACTATATGGGCGAAATTAAGGGCATGCAAGTTTACTGGATGCTCGAAATCTTCTCACCCGGGGTACCCGGCGTAGATCTGCAAGGTTACTTGAACGGTAGCATATCTACCAAAATATACTTTAAGGACTCATAAAATGTGCCGGAGGCGGGAAAAAAAAATTCACTAGGATAGTTATTTTTTTCTGCGGGCGGCGATGTCGAAGACATCTTCCGCTTAGCCTCGCATAATATATTTATTCAACATACATTTTTTGGTCTACTTTAACTTCTACACAATTCTCCCTATACCATGCTCTCTCTGCATCCGCCATGACGAAGTTACCCTTTCCGTCGCGCGCAGTAAAAGGGTTCTTCTCAGGGTTGCAAATCCAAATGCATGGT